GAACAACGTGCTAAAGTTATGGGTAAGACAGCAATAGCAAATGTCTTTAAACAAGCTAAAGCAGAGTTGAGAAGGAAACACAAGAAAGATGCCGTATCTACAAAGTAGTATACCTTACTTCAAAGCATGGGTTCGTAGAGAGTATACAAAGAATTTAGAAGATTATCATGGAGAGTTTTTACATGCTATGGTAATTGGTGTAACCACCATGCCAAACAGAACTCTAAGTTTTCAAGTTATATTTACAGGTTGCGAGTCAGACTTTGATGACTCAGAAAATGTACATGGTGGTGCAATGTGGGCAAGAATGCCTCTAACAGCACTCGTGGCAGATACCCCCCTAGAGGAATGGCCTACAGAGCTACCACCATATTTAGCACAACCCTGGGATTGTATGTCGCATACACACTCAGTATATAAATTAGAAAGAGCTACACCTGCTCCTTGGATAGCCAAAGTAGATGGTGAGTTCTATCCTGCAAAGTACTACTTTACAGTAGACTACACTGACAACGAAGTAGCAGACGATCCTGCTCAACACAAGCAGTCACACGTCTTAGAGTTGTTAGATGCAGGAGAATACACAGGTAACATGGTTGCGTTACCCAATAATAGAGTGAGAGTAACTCACCCTGCGTGGTTTGAAACTGGTGAAGGTGCGCCAGACTTTAAACCTAATCAAAACATTTTTAACTCTAAAGAAGATGTTGAATACATTTGGGATACGGAACGTGTCTTTAACAATTTATATAAGGAAAAATAACTATGGCAATGCACAAAAATAAGATGAAGAAAAAAGGTATGGCTAGAGGCGGCATGAAAAAGAAAGGTATGGCTCGTGGTGGCATGAAGAAAAAAGGCTACGCAATGGGCGGTGCTCGAATGAAGAAAAAAGGCATGTCTAAGGGCGGTGCTCAAATGACACTAGCAAAACTTAGAGCAGCAGCAAAAGCTAAAGGCTACAAACTAGTAAAGATATAGTGTTATGGCTTTATCTAAACAAAATAAAAATAAAGTAAAGAAAGTAATCAAAGGCTTAAGCAAAGCCTCTAAAACTCATGCAGGTCAAGCAAAGACTTTAAAAAAAGCAGTTGGGATGTCCAAAGGTGGTAGTACAGTCAACAAAGCAGGTAATTACACTAAACCAACTATGCGTAAAAACCTATTCAACAGGATCAAAGCAGGTGGAAAAGGTGGTGCACCTGGACAATGGTCTGCGAGAAAAGCACAGATGTTGGCAAAACAATACAAAGCCAAGGGTGGGGGCTACAGATAATGAAAGCCCCTCAGAAAAGTTTAAAAGACTGGACAAAACAAAAGTGGCGCACAAAGAGTGGAAAGCCTAGTGCTAAGACTGGGGAAAGATACTTGCCTGAAGCTGCTATAAAATCTTTGTCTCCTGCTGAGTATGCAGCAACTACAAAAGCTAAACGAGAGGGCAAAGCAAAAGGTAAACAGTTTGTAAAGCAACCTAAAAAGATTGCAGAAAAAACAAGAAAATTTAGAGCAAATGAGGGCGGTATGGCTAAAAAATTCCCAGACTTGACTGGTGACGGTAAAGTTACCCAAGCAGACATATTAAAAGGCAGAGGCGTAAAACTAAGAAAAGGTGGTATGCCTAAGAAAAAAGGTTACGCCAAGGGTGGTAAGATGAATGACATGCGTAAGACAGGAATGTTCTACGGTGGGATGTCTAGAAGAGGTAAGTAATAATGGCTGTAACATTACGTAAGTATTTAAACAGTAAACTAAAAGAAAAAGGTTTAACTGTTGCTCAAGCCAAAAAGAATGCAGGTAAATACAAAAGTATTGCTGCAGCCAAGAAAGCAGGATCACTTTATTACACAGATAAAAATGGTAAAGTGATGGCTGCTGTATATGCAGAAGATCTAAAGAAACCACTTAAACCTCTTAAAAAGTCTCTTTTTCCAAAGACACGTCCATCAAGCGGTAGTATAAAGGTTGAAGTTCTTGTTGGTTCTAGACCAAAGTCCTCAATTTTAAAAGACATAGATAAAGGAAAACCTATGTCTTTTTCTGATGCAGCTAAAAAGAAAAAGAAAAAGAAAGGCAAAAAATGAAAATAGAAGGTGATAAAGTAATAGATCAATACGGTGCTGTTCTAGCAGAATACGTGCATGGAGAATGGCATTCTAAAGATCCTTCTGTTCTAGAGTTTATAAATAGTCAGAGTACAGAACCTAAAACAGAAACTAAAAAAGTTCGTGCTAGAAATAAAGATGGAACATTAAAAGGTGATGATCCTTCTACTCCTGATGTCAATGAAGCTTGGACTACTAAGGTAGTCAAGAAGGCAACAGGTAAGTCATAACGGAGTTGCATATTTGTCACTACTATGATATAACTACTTGAATATAACTATCCTCACCCAGTTAGGGCTAACACAAACAGAGGATAGATAATGTTTAAAAGATTACTCAACAAATTAGTAGAAGCAAGAGCAAAGTCAGCTAGACGTAAAGTTGCACGTATACAACTTGAGAAAATGACTGACAGGGAACTAAAAGATCTAGGAATTGGTAGATTTGATATAGAGAGAGCCATACTGACAGGCAGACCACTCTGAAAGAAACACTTAGTTTTTTTATTGATCATAGGAGTACTTTGGGAGGAGGCTCGTGGACCCAGTAACAATTATCGGTGGTGCTACCGTAGCTTTCAATGCTTTGAAGAAAGGCTTTCAGGTAGGTAAAGACCTACAAGATATGTCAGGACAGTTGACCCAATGGGCAGGTGCTATGAGTGACCTGTCCTACGCTGAACAGAAAAACAAGAATCCACCTTGGTGGAAAGCACTCAATGGACAATCTGTTGAGGCAGAAGCTCTAGAAATCTTTACGGCTAAGAAAAAAGCCGAAGCAATGCGAAAAGAGCTAAAAGACTGGATTAGTTTTAGTATGGGTCCATCTGCCTGGGATGAGCTTGTAGCTACTGAAGGTAGAATACGTAAACAAAAGAAAGAACAAGAATACCGTAAAGCCGAAATGCAAGAAGCCATTGTAACTTGGGGCGTAACAGGTTTGCTTTTAACTGCAGGGCTTGGTATATTTGGATTTATAATTTACATGGTGAACTAAATGGCTAGAAACCTAACAGAAAAACAACAGAAGTTTTTAGACGTGCTGTTTGAAGAGGCACAAGGAGATCCTGTGCAAGCTAAGAAACTAGCAGGGTATGCTGACAGCGTGGCCTCTACTTCTGTTGTCAACAGCCTGACAGATGAGATAGCAGACGTTACAAAAAAGTTTATAGCACAGTCTTCAACCAAAGCAGCTTACACAATGTTTTCTGTCATGAAAGATCCTACTGATCTAGGTGTAAAAGAAAAGATGTTAGCAGCTAAAGATATATTAGATCGTGCAGGATTTACTAAAACAGACAAGGTAGAAGTAAAGACATCAGAACCTTTATTTATTTTACCTGCGAAAGAAGATGAGTAAAAGAGCTACAACAGCAGACCACCCAACCAAAGTTGACTGGCAGATACCACTACAAGGGGAACTAGGAGAGTGGTATCCTGTCGTAAGAGTAGGAAGACACGTACCCTTTGGTTACAAACAAGATGAAACAGATCCAGACTTACTGCTACCAATCCCTGAAGAGTTAGAGTTACTAGAAAAAGCTAAACTATTTCTTCAAGAATACAGCACTAGGAAAGTAGCAGCTTGGTTATCTAAAGAATCTGGTAGAGAAATATCACATGTAGGGTTATACAAACGTGTCAGAATGGAAGAAAAAAGGCGTAGAGCTTCCTCGAACTACAAGCAGTATGCCAAAAAATATAAAGAAGCGGCAAGGAAAAGCCAGAAGATCGAAGAAAAAAGAATTGGTGGTAGAAACACCAGAGATCTTAACGAAGACGAAGACTACCTCTCCCTCGAACCTGGAGAACGATGCCCTTTCTGTGGACAAACCAGAGGTCATATTTGAACCTAACCCAGGTCCACAAACTAAGTTTCTAGCTTCAACAGAACAAGAGGTACTATACGGAGGAGCAGCAGGTGGTGGTAAGTCGTATTCGATGGTGGCTGATCCAGTTAGATATTTTACGAATCCACATTCACGAATGTTACTTGTTCGTAGGAGTACAGAAGAGTTACGAGAACTTATATCTGTAAGTAAACAGCTTTACCCAAAGGCTGTTCCAGGAATAAAGTTCATGGAAAGAGATAAGACTTGGGTAGCACCTAACGGTGCAACACTCTGGATGTCGTATCTTGATCGTGACGATGATGTTATGAGATACCAAGGTCAAGCCTTTAACTGGATAGGCTTTGATGAGTTGACGCAATGGCCCTCCAGTTATGCTTGGTCTTACATGAGATCAAGGTTACGTGCTACAAAAGCAAGTGGATTGCCACTCTATATGAGAGCGACTAGCAACCCTGGGGGGCCAGGACATCAGTGGGTACGAAAACATTTTATAGAACCCAGTCCTCCAGGAAAAGCTTTCTGGGCAACTGATGAAGAAGGTGAAATAATTACATGGCCTAAAGGTCACTCAAGAGAGGGTGAACCTTTATTTAGAAGAAAGTTTATACCTGCAACCCTGTTTGATAATCCCTACCTATCTGAGGATGGGATGTACGAAGCAAACCTTCTATCTCTTCCTGAACACCAGAGGAGACAACTGTTAGAAGGTGACTGGGATATAAACGAGGGTTCAGCATTCCCAGAGTTCAACAGAAAGATACACGTAGTTGACCCCTACGATATCCCCTCTAACTGGACTCGTTTTAGAGCCTGTGACTACGGATACGGATCTCACACAGGCGTAGTATGGATAGCAATAGTTCCAGGGTCTGAACAGCTAATTGTCTACAGGGAGTTGTACGTTTCTAAGGTTATAGCGACTGACTTGGCTGACATGATCCTGGAATTGGAAGAAGGAGAAAAAATAAGGTACGGTGTCTTAGACTCTTCACTCTGGCACAAAAGAGGTGACACTGGCCCTAGCCTAGCAGAGCAGATGATCATGAAAGGATGTAGATGGCGTCCTGCAGATAGATCAAGAGGCTCTCGTGTAGCAGGTAAAAACGAGCTACACAGAAGATTACAAGTAGATGAGTTTACAGAGGAACCCAGGCTTGTTATATTTAATAACTGCACAAATCTTATCTCTCAACTACCGTCCATACCTTTAGATAAAAAGAACCCCGAAGACGTGGACACCAACTCAGAAGACCACCTGTACGATGCTTTGCGATACGGTGTGATGACTAGACCCAGAAGCAACTTATTTGATTTCAACCCAGATTCTCAACGAACAGGGTTTCAAGCATCAGATCCCACATTTGGATATTAAGGATTAACTAATGGAAGAAGATGATATCTTTGAATCAGACGAACTTTACATGGACGAAGAGGAATCCTCTTTTGTAGAAGATAAAGAAGATGCTGATAGTAGTAGAGATGAAAAGGTAGGAACAGTAGTAGGTCTTGTCGAGGGTAAGTTCTACAAGGCTGAGAAAGCTAGATACACTGATGAACTACGATGGATCAGAGCCTATCAAAACTATCGTGGTGTGTACGGATCAGACGTGCAGTTTACATCTACAGAAAAGTCTAGAGTATTTGTAAAAGTAACTAAGACCAAGGTTCTTGCAGCCTATGGTCAGATTGTAGATGTACTCTTTGGTTCTAACAAATTTCCTATTTCTATCAACCCTACTGTTTTACCAGAAGGTATATCGGAGTCTGTAAACTTTGAGACTGATAGCAACATGCGTAAGGCTCAAGAATCTGATGGTGCGTTGCCAGAAGATGAAACAAGACTGCAGCCTGGTGAGACAATTATTGATTTACGAGAAAGACTTGGAGCACTCCGTAATAAACTAGATCCTGTGCAAGATCTTATAGAAGATGGTCCAGGAACAACTCCAAGTAAAGTTACTTTCCATCCTGCTATGGTTGCAGCTAAAAAGATGGAAAAGAAAATACATGACCAACTAGAAGAATCAAATGCTAGAAAACAGTTACGTATAGCAGCATTTGAAACCGCTTTGTTTGGTACAGGTATTATGAAGGGTCCATTTGCTTATGATAAGGAATACCCTTCTTGGTCAGAAGATGGTGAGTACACACCTACAATTAAAACTGTACCACAAACATCTAGCGTAAGTATCTGGAACTTCTACCCTGATCCAGACGCTAACAACATGGATGAGGCAGAGTACGTAGTTGAGAGACACAAGATGTCTAGATCTCAAATGCGTGGGTTAAAGAAAAGACCTTTCTTCAGATCAAACGCTATTGATACAGCTATCAGCATGGGAGAGTCCTACTCTAAAGAGTGGTGGGAACAAGTCATGGAAGAGGCTGATCAAGAAACAAAAGCTGAGAGATACTCAGTGTTAGAGTTTTGGGGATATGTTGACACAGAGCTTTTAAAAGAATACGACATAGAGATCCCCAAAGAATTAGAAAACCAAGATCAGGTTTCCGTAAACATCTGGGTTTGTAACGGACAAGTGTTACGTCTTGTTATG